GACGGCATCCGCTTCTACAATGAGTTCGCGGAGCCGGTGGAGCGGGAAGTTCTGACCGCCAACTGGGATCAGGAAGCTGCTGAAAAGGGCGGCTACCCGCACTTCATGCTGAAGGAGATCAACGAACAGCCTGCGGCCATCACGGCCACGGTGAGCCCCCGTGTGGAGAACGGTCTGCCCGACCTGCGCGTTCCTGAGCTGACGGATGAGCGGCTGCGCCGCATCGGCACGGTGCATCTGGTGGGCTGCGGCACGGCCATGCACGCGGGCATGGTGGGCAAGGCTGCCATCGAGGCGCTGGCCCGGGTGCCTGCACAGGTGGAGATCGCCAGCGAGTTCCGCTACCGGAACCCCATCCTGCGGCCGGAGGATCTGGTCATCATCATCAGCCAGTCGGGCGAGACCAGCGATACGCTGGCCGCCCTCAAGCTGGCCAAGAGCCGGGGCGTGCCGGTGCTGGCCATTGTGAACGTGGTGGGCAGCAGCATTGCCCGCGCGGCGGATTATGTCATGTACACCTATGCCGGCCCTGAGATCGCCGTGGCCTCCACCAAGGCCTACATGGTGCAGATGTGCGTGCTCTACCTGTTCGCCCTGCGGCTGGCTTACGCCCGGGGAATGCAGACTGATGCCGAGATCCGCCGCCTGACGGCAGAGCTGCTCCGGGCCGGGGAGGTCATCAAGCCCCGCCTGGCTGATTGTGAGCAGATCAAGTATCTGGCCAGCCGTTTCGTCAATACCCAGAGCTGTTTCTTCATCGGCCGCGGGTTCGACTATTCGCTCTCGCTGGAGGGCAGCCTGAAGCTGAAGGAGATCAGCTATGTCCACTCGGATGCTTATGCGGCGGGTGAACTCAAGCATGGCACCATCAGTCTGGTGACAGACGGCGTGCCGGTGATCGCCCTTGCCACCCAGAAGCAGGTCTACGAAAAGACCATCTCCAACGCCAAGGAGACCAAGAGCCGCGGCGCAAAAGTCCTGCTCTTCACCACCCAGGATGCCGTGGTGCCCGATGGCGTGGCCGACTATGTGGTGCGTCTGGATGACTACGATGACCTGCTGATGCCCCTGCAGCTCATCGTTCCGCTGCAGCTGTTTGCCTACTATATGGCTGTTCTGCGCGGCTGTGATGTGGATAAACCCCGCAATCTCGCCAAGAGCGTGACCGTGGAATAACCGCAGAATCAGAAATCAAGCCTTGCCAAACCCGCCCGCTGGTGGTATACTATTTAGGTAACCGATGCTGGTGTGGCGCAATGGCAGCGCAACTGATTTGTAATCAGTGGGTTGCAGGTTCAACTCCTGTCACCAGCTCCAAAAAGACCTCAAAACGGAAAACGTTTTGGGGTCTTTTGCTGTTATAGAAAGTGCTTTTATTGCGGTAAAACGCAGGAAAATAGAGAACGACAGAAAAAGAGAAAATCCGTGGAAAAAGTAGTTGACAAATGCCACTTCAGATGATAAAATATACAGGCAGTCAGCGATGACTGAAAATAAGATATGGGCGTGTTCCCGAGTGGCCAATGGGGACAGACTGTAAATCTGCTGCTTTTCAGCTTCGGTGGTTCGAATCCACCCGCGCCCACCAAGATAAAACACCTAGAGACGTAAGTTTCTGGGTGTTTTTCTTTTGTTGTAACCCACAGTCAAACCCACTTTCTGCGGAAAACTATGCAAAAATCAACAAAAAAAGGCTGCCACGCATGGCAGCCGTTTCGTTACCCTCTCACCACGGCATTGTAAAGCATCTCCAAGAACTGCACCGCGCTGGGTGCACCGGTCAGTGGGTAGCCAGCCAGTTGCTGAACGCCCTCGGGGTTCAGCGCCCAGGCTTTCTCTGCTGCACGCCGGACGGCACTTTGAATGGCGGACCACTTGCAGCGCCGCTGGTCTGAGATGGGGGTATAGATCTCCTTTTGTACGGCTTCCAGCCGGTCCTCCTGTTCACAGATCAGAGCCACGCAGTCGCAGAGAACACGGTAATTCTTTGAGCTCCGGGTGATTCCCAGTGGCCGGAGGATTTGATCCAGCTGGGCAGGGGAGTCCGAAATTTTCATGTCAGGCATAGTTTGCACATCCTTTCCATCCAACTTTAACCGGAAAATGTCAGAATGTGCCGGATAATGCGGAATGCGTCGGAATATGCCGAAATATGCCAAAAGAAAACAGCCCCGGGGAGCCAGATGGTTCCTCGGGGCTGTTGCTATGTACTCTTACTTGATCTTCCCCTGCATCTGATCCAGCAGCTCATCGGCGCGGATGGCCTCGGGAGTAAAGCTGTTGTTCTCCCACCATGCCCAGATGGCGGCAGCGGTGGTCAGGCCAGCCGTCACCCACTGCTCCACGCTGGCGCTGTCGATGGGCAGCACCGGCTTGCCTGCTGCACTCAGCAGCTGATTGACGAGGGCCAGTGCCAGCACAACAGTGCGGGCGATGGTCGCGGCGGGGATGGCGGGGGTGTTGTTCCCAGTGATGTGTGCGTTCATATTGTCAGTTCCTTTCTTCAGTCGTGGATGGGTAAAGCGCAGGCTCTCTTGTACAATTCCGTACCGGTGCCGTTGCCGCCCATCACATGATAGGTCTTGTAGAGGTAATTCAGGTTGCGCAGGCCGTCGCGGGTGATGTACCCCAGCTCCATAAAACGGTAGCACTCGGTATAGATGCGGTCGTGCAGCAGGGCCAGCACCGCGTCCCACAGGGCCTTGATCTTGGGGATGGCGGCAAGGATCGCGCCGCCGATCAGAGCACAGAGCCACCCGGCCCAATACTCCGTGATAAACTGCCACATCGGTCTCACACCTCCATTACCGGAATACCGTATTCCTCGGCGCACTGCCGCTCAATGCGGCAGCCGCGTGCATACTCCCAGCCCGGGGCGAAAACCGCCACGTCAGCCTTAGCCAGAAACTCGATGCTGCGTGCCAGATAATCCAGCGGCTTCGCATCGGGGCCAAAGTCCTCAAAGAACGTTTCCAGAGGAACCGCATCGTCACCAAACACGGCCTTTGCCTTTCCAATCACTGCGGCACGCTCCTGGAGCACCTGCTCGTCCGATAGGCCGTTCATAGGCTGGCTGATAAAAAGCTTCTTGCTCATCACTTATGCTCCTCTCACTTTCGTCAGTCCGGCCCGCTGGATGATGCCCGCGTAGTCCTTGTAGGCCACGCTCAGGTCTGCGCCTTTGGCAATGCCGGGAATCTTGCCGCTGCTGGTGTACTGCCACATGCCGAAGGGCCAGCCGGGAGCGGGCTTCTTGGTGCGGTAGGCCGCCAGCCATACGTCGTAGGGCTTGAGGGCCGCGCCACCCATGTAAAGGTTGGTCTGCCCGAAGTTCAGGCCGGTGTAGAGCATGGCGTACACGCCCCAGCTCTCCACCACGCTCAGGCAGTGGGCCACGATGTCGGTCAGAGCGGACTTGCTCAGAGCCACCTGCAGCTTGTCCTCAATGTCCACGGCAACCGGCAGCTGGAACGTCTTGCCGGTCAGCGCCAGCTTGAGCAGGGCCAGCTCCCTGTCGGCCTGTGCCTTGGTGGTGGCCTTGAAGTAGCCGTACACGCCCACCGGCAGCCCTACGCGGGTGCACTCGGCGTAGTTGCGGGCAAAGAAGGGGTCGAGGTACGGCTTGCTGGGTTTGCCCTCTTTGCTGTTGCCCATGGCCCGGATCATCACGCCGTCGATTTTGCCGCTGTGCTTCACCGCGTCCCAGTCGATGCGGCCCTGCCAGCGGGAAACGTCAAGAATGGTTCTTGGCATTGCTCTGCGCCTCCTTCTCGGTCAGCTGGACGTGGATAGCTTCCAGGTCATCTGCGGTCAGGGCGGGGTAATCCGCCGCGATTGCCTCAAAGGCTTCGCCGTTGTTCAGCCGGATGCGGAATGCCCGCACCATGATGCGGAGTTTCAGGTTGTTCAGCGTTTTCATAGTTTTAACCTCCAATCAAATCGGCCATCATAAGCACAAGGTCGTCGTTTGCCGCTTCCAGAGCGTCCATGCGGCCCGGCACGGTTTCCAGCTCTGCCTTTTTCTTCGCTTCGGCGGCAGCGGCTTCTTCTGCCTTTTTCTTGGCTTCAGCCTGTGCAGCCAGCTCTTCGGCGGTGTAGCGGATGTACCGCATCACCGGCACTTCCTCATCCCAGGCGGGCTGAGGGTCAACACCGGGCACATCGATGACCTTCACCATGTCCCGGCCAATCTCTTTACCATCCCGGTAGTAGATGGCGAGAGAGCCGTCCGGCAGCTTTGCGGTCTCTCTGTGCCACTGCGGAGCTGTGCCCTCTACGGCATCATGGTGAACAACTTCAACATCTTCCACCAGATAGCCCGCTTCCAGATCCGGCTCAGTGGTCAGCACAATGCCAGTCTCGTCAATAATTTTCATGTGCGCTCCTTTCATGCTGCATCATCCACCCGCACCCAGATGTACAGGGCATAGTAAGGGTTCAGGATGTCCATTGCCTGCCCGCTGCCGGTGCTGCCGATGCTCACGGTATGAGTGTGAGCGCCAGCGTCTCCGATGCTCACAGAGTGGCTGTGCCCGCCTGCGCTGTTCGTGCTGAAGCTGTGGGTGTGGGAACCATCAGAACTGGTTGTAAATTTATAATTAGCCCAGGAATCTCCATAGTTCCTAATACGGTACGATTCGCCATCATCGCCTCCACTCTTATACTCAGCATTCACCTTATGGCTATGCTCACCCGCACCGTTGGTCGTACCGCTGTGGCTATGCCAGCCTGCGCTGTCAGTGGATGCACTGTGGCTGTGGGAACCGGCGCTGCCGGTACTGCCACTATGGCTATGGCTCGGCATTTCGGCAGTAGTCTGGGTGTGGGTGGCGCTGCCGCCGGTGGTGCCCACAGGGTAGGCACTGGAAGCGCCCATGATAAACTCACCTTCGACGCGCTCCCATGTGCCGCCGATAAAGCTTGCCGGGCTGGTGGGGTCGTTGCTGGCCCAGTACCTGACTCTCTTGTAGTCCTCTTCCCGCTGGGCAGCGAGCATCTCCTTGATCAGCGCCCGGGTCGCCGCAGCATCGGCAGGGGCCCCTGCGATGGAGACGGTCGTGTCGGTGCTTGCCGCCTTTTTAGCTTCCTCCGCCCAGTTCTTGGATGCTTCCTCACTGGCTTTTGCATTGGTGGCAGAGGTAGCCGCTGCCGTCTTGCTCTTCTCTGCCTCCCCGGCCTTGGTGACGGCGGTGGAAGCGCTCCCCGCAGCGGCGGTGGCCTGCTGGGTGGCAATGTTTGCCGCAGCGGTGGCCGTTTTGGTGGAAGCTGCCACGTCGTTCAGGGCCGTGGTGCGGGCCCGTGCGATGTCCTGCAAGGCGGCGGTGTGCTCCGTCTCCGTGTCCTGCAGGGCCTGCTTGGCGGCGGTCTCACTGGTCTTGGCGCGCTCCTCGCTGGCGGCGGACTTGGTCTCGCTGCTCTTGGCTGCCTCCGCGCTGTCCTTGGCGGCGGCAGCACTGTTGCTGGCGTTCTCCTCCAGCGTGGCGATGCGCTCCTTGGCAGCGGCCAGCAGCTCGTCGGTGGGGATGCCGGTCACACCGTCCCGCACGAGGCCGCAGAGCGCCTCGTCCAACCGGGTGTCGGTGATCTGGCCCGTAGAGATGCTGGTGGAGCCTGCCGGGCGGGCGATCTCGGCAAGACAGAGGTCGTAGGTCAGCTCGGTGCGGGAGATGGCCGGGGCCGTGGGTGTGCTGGATGCCGTGCCCTGCAGCACCTGCAGGCTGGCGGCTCTGGCACCGGCATCATAGCGCATGACGATGCGGTCGATGCGGGGGAGAGACGGGTCGGCCAGCGGCAGGGCCAGGGTGTCGGCCTCCCGCTTGGTGATGGAGTAGCCGGTGAAGCGGCTGGGGTGCACCCAGCCACGGCCCGCGCCCACGGTGACCGTCAGCCCACCTGCGGCTGTCACCGGGAAGTCCTCAGCTCCGCTAAACACACCCGAGGTGAGGCCCGCAAGGTAGGCCGCCACGTCTGCGGCATCGAAGTCGTAGCCGTTGGCGGGATATAAAACGATTTTGCTCAAAAGATCATCTCCTTAGCTTGCGCCAGACCGGCGTGCCTAGCCGCACGGTGCGGGTGGTGCTGTCGCTCTGGCTTTGGGTGATGACATCGGCCACCCGGACGGTGGCCTTGTAGCCCAGCTCCGGGATGGTGCAAAAGGCCACGTCACCAGGGGAGAGCCCCTCGGCATCAATGGTCAACTCAATGGAGCCGGTACGGAGCTGTTCCAGCAGCTTGTTGGTGCCTCGGGCCATGAGCCGCTCGAGGTAGGCTTGGCTCTTGCTGGTCTCGCCCTTTTCCTCGTCCGGCTGCACGTCCCGGGCATCCACATACAGCTCCCGCCGGTCGGCACCGGTGGCATCGGTCAAGCCCACGGTGACGGTGGCCCGGGCCTCGCCCTCGCCAGCGCCCTGCACGATGGCAACGTTGGCATAGTCGCTGTCACCAAAGGCCCACGCGGCCTGCTGCAGGTTGCCCCATTTTGTGCTGAACCTGTTGTTGGGGTCGGCGGTGGGCCGGTAGACCTCGAACAGCAGCTTCTTATCTGCGTTCTTGCCTGCCAGCCGCACCCGGAAGCCCAGGTCGCAGGCCGCGCCGATGGTCATCAGGTAGTCCATGATGCTGCCGCCGGAGGTCTGGGCGGTGTAGGTGGTGTCAAAGCCTACCAGCTCTCCCAGCTCCAGCTTGGGCCACGGCTGCATGGCACTGACCAGCCTGCGCATGGCGGCTTCCGCGTTTTCACTCTTCACGGTACTGGTGCAGGCCCGCTTGGTGAAGATCCACGTTCCCGGGAAACCGGTGACCACTAAGTTGCTGTCCTGATTCTCGTTGCTCCGGTGGCAGATGCGCATGGGCACGTCGCTGTCACTGCGGCGCAGCCAGCGGCCCTCCCGGAGCAGGGAAAGGTTCTCCTCGGTGGGGCGCACCTCCAGCGTGAACTCGCCCTCGGTGTTGTAGGGCTCGTCCCAGTAAAGGCTCACCCACACCTCCACCCGGCCCAGCCGGGCGAGGGTCAGTTCATCCAAAACGTCCAGCGTCACGAGATCACCTCCGGCAGAATACCGCTCACCATGGGATAGAAGCGCACCGTCACCTGCAGGCTGGTCTCGCCGCTGTCGGCGGTGGCTTTGAGTAAGTTGTCCCCGGGGGCCAGCTCCAGCAGGTCGCTGTCCTCGTCCAGCAGGGCGAAAATGTTCTCCTCCGTGCCGTCCTCTGTCCGCTTGACGGCCAGCTTGTCGGTGGTGGTGCGGTAGATCTCGATGACCTGCCCCGGGGTCAGGGTGGTCAGGATGCGGATGCTCTGGCCCGTGATGATGTTCAGCACGGTGGGGTTGACCACCGCGCCGTCGCTCTTGAGGGTGGCTGTGAAGGGCACAGCCAGCGCCCCGGGGTTGACCGCGTTCAGCCAGCCGATGGAGGTGCGCACGCCGAACCGGTGGGGTGTGCTGTAATTGATGGGCAGCCTGAAGCTGGGCACAAAGCCGTTGATGCAGAAGCTCTGGGCGGTCAGGTCGTACCAGAAGGGTTTCGGGCAGAAGAGCATGAAGTCCAGCACCGGGTAGGGGTGGATGCTCTTTGTGTAGGGGGTTTTGGAAAGCACAAAACGGCAGAAGAATCTATCCTCGAAATACATTGTGCCGCTGGTGAAGAAGGTCAGTTTTTCCAGCAACAGGGAGGCATCTGCATCGCCGTGGGGGCTGTGGCAGTGGATGATGAGTTCACGGCTCACCCCGGCCACGCTCTGGCGCTCCACGCTCACGCCCACCTGGTTCACGCCCTGAGCGGTCTGCACGTCCACGTCCACGCCGTTGATAGGGTCGAGGGAATAGGGCGTGCCGTAGTCCCACCCGATGTCGAGAGCGGCCCCGGCATCCGTGACCAGCTGCAAATGGTCTTTTCTGAACGGCATCTCGGTGCCCTCCTTTCATCGTTTCTGGGCCTTGGCCCGGTCGGCTTCCCAGCGTGCTTCCCGCTGGAGGTCTGCCGCCGTTTGGGCCTTGGAGTAGATATACTGGTTGACCGTGGTGTCGCCCTCCCGGTGGTAGTTGTTGGCGGCTGCGGCCACCTGTGCCGTGCCGGATGCGGCCACAGACCGGCTGATGGCCATGTTGTCACTGAGGACAAGGCTGTTGGCCTGCCGCACCATCTCGGCCAGCTTGCTGTTTGCGGCCAGCATGGCCTCGGTGTTGGCCTCCACAGCGTCGGTCAGGTCTTTGTCCGGGGTGGGGGCTGTCGGCGTGGCGGAGCCGGTGTTTGCGCCTGTGGTGGTCTTGGTGATGTCGTCCAGACTGCGCTCCACCTTGGTCTGGATGCCGTCCACATAGGTGGTCACGGTCTTGTAGGAGCGCTCCACGCCGTCCACCAGCTTGGTGCCCGCCTCGGTGACGGTCTTGGTCACCCGCTGGGTGATCTTGCCGGTCTCGTCCTGCAGCTTTTCAGTGAGCACTTTGGTGGTCACGGTGCTGCCGTCTGCACCGGTGGTCTTGCTGGTGTCAGTCATGCTCTCGATGACCTTCTGGGAGTTGGTGGAAGCGCCGGAGCTGGGGTTGTTGGCAGCTTCCTGCTGCTTTTTTCGCTCGGCCTGCCGGGCCTTGCGGTCGGCGGCAATTTGGTTGGCAAAGTTCCAGGCTGGATTGCTGATGTAATCCACATGGTCG